TAGCCGTCTTGGCTAAAAAAACGCCCTGTGATTTATTGCCCTTAGATACGTTACAACGCTTGCAACAAGCCACAGCGTTATCAAAGCTAAGTACTAGCTCTGGGGCTTTGCTTACAGGTATAACGTGGTCTACTTGGTCTGCATCTGCCCCACAGTAAAAGCATATAAAATTATCTCTAGACAGCACCGTGTTACGGAACTTATACCTATAAGCCCTGTTTACTCTAGGGTCGCCACGTTTAGACACGCTTAAACAGCTCCTCAGCCTCTACTTCAACACAAGGTATGCACCAAGCTTCATAATCTCTGTGTTTACTCCAGATTATTTCGCTTTCATCACTAGGCAAGCCACAATGTTTACAGATAATAATCGCCATTAGTACCAGCCTTTCTTATTATGATGACGCAAGGCTTTACACGCATCACCTTTATAGATCCTATGGTTATCTATGTACTTTAGCCCTAAGTCTATCTGTTTGTAAGGGTTTGTTTCTTTCATATTTAACAGCTGTGGTATGCCATAAGCGCTACTGTTTTTATTCTTGGCTTTAGGCCGCCAATTGCTTTCCTTAGTCCATAGTTTTTCAATACATACAAACTCTTTATATGAGCCTATTTTAATATGAGCATAGATTTTGTAAGCATCTATAGCGTTTATATCAGCCTTTACGGGTAAGGTCTGTAAAGATAGCAAGCCTATACATAGGCATAACTGTAGCCCTAGCTGTCGCAGCGTTCGCAAGCTAGCGCCCTTCGGGGCTTGCGTTCCGCGCAGACAGCGTACCAAAGGGCGCAAGTACATTTCAATTATGTGGATAACTTGAGCGGGGCTTGGGCGTGTTGTCCACAGGTTATTAGCCCTTGTGGATAACTTAATTGCGTACCTGCCGGGCCGTAGTTACGTCTACCAGCGTTATGTCCAGTAACCCACAGCGCGTACATTGTAAGCATTTGACGTTTGGCGGTAGGTGATCTGATACTACGCGCTCTAGCTGCAAAGTAACGGTTTTGCATTGTCTACATTTAGCCTCTATGTAAAGCATAGTTTTTAACCCCATTTAACTAGCTACGATAATGTCTGGTATTGGAATATCTGCAATAGGCAATAGGTGGCCTTGTGGTATCCACCAATTAGCTTGCTCTTTGTGTCTGTAGTTTTTATGTCTAGCCCAAGCAATAGGCATACAGCCTCTTACTGTGTAGTTAGGCGATTTACCTAAAACTAATACAGCTATATCCTCTAAACGGTCTATTTCTTGTATTATTAAATGTCCATAAGGGTATTTAGTCCATTTAACCTCAATATGGCGGCCTACATCTGCTATGCGTTTACCTTTAGCTAAATATGGGTCAAAATCAAACCCTAGAGCTTTAGCTACTGCCCACTCGCTACCTATGCTTTGTGCATCTTGAGCTAAAAACTCGTGCAGATCTAAGCCAGATACGGCAGCCTCATAAACTCCGCGGCGTGTATCCCAATAATCGTTATTAGACTCAGCAAGGGCTATAGCCGCTTTGTGGGCTGTAAACTCCTCATCTCTACTTAAAGTAATTTCCATTATTTAGCTGCCCTCTCAGACTCACTTAATAACTCATCTGGTACAGGCTCACGCTCCGCTATTGGGTCTAGGTTACGCCCTGCCTCTAATAAAACCTCTGCGTGGTCATCTGGCGCTAGCCATCTATCACCATAACGTTTAAGCCATAGCGGTTGGCATTGATGCGCTTTGACTTTGTGTGGGCATAAATAACCTTTATACGGGCTACCTGTTTTATTAGACGTGCCTTCAATTAAAACCCTATGCCCGTGTTTACATAATGGCGGCTCGGGCATTGGCTCACCTGCCCCTAGTTTGGCTTTTAGGGCGCTAATTGACTCAGCGGCGGTAGGTACTGCCCCGCCTGCCCCGCGTGTCTGTAATGGCGCTTGTATGGCCTCTACCTTCTCCATATCTTGCCTTGTAGGCCTGCCAACACCGCCCGGGGTAAGCAACCCGATAACACGCCCATAGGCAGACGTTACGCAGTTTTCAACCCAAAAATTAGCATTTACGCCGCGGTCTGACCTAACCTCTAACGCATAATCTACGGCGCTTGGCTTATCGTCCTCGTAGTTTTTATAGGCCTCAGCTCTAATTAAGATATAGCCGTTTTTTAGATCTATATCCTCTATGTAGGCTACTAAACGTAGCCCGGGATATTCTAAACGCGCTCTTTTAATTCTTGCGTTAACGTCCTCGTACCCGTCTAAAAAGCTCATTTAGTTACCTCTTTAAGCGCCTTAGCTATATTGCGCCCTCTTAGGTAACCGTCGCCGTGGCCCTCACGGTAACCCGTACGGTAGGCAGCTAGCATAAACAGGCCTACTATTAGTACAGTTAAAGTAATTACAGCTATATCAGCTAACATATTTCACCCTTTGTTAAGGCTGATTAAACTACACTAAGTAGCCCTCTCAGCGTGTAGTAAAAGTATGAGCCCTAACACCGACATAAGGCAACGCGACACGCTAGCGGCTTAACTTGTCCTCTAAAAGCATTTCATAAATACGGTCTACCCGGGCCTCTATACGCTCAACACGGCCTCTAAGGTTATGCCCACCGTTACCATCTGGTAATAACTCACTTAAATAATGTTTTACTAAATGACGTACTAGCCCAAGCCCTACAGCTACAAGGCTACAAAGTCCTAGCGTTATAGCTAATAGGGTTTGGGCTTGGTTCATTATTTAGATCCTACGCCGAACTGTGGTTCATTAGGCTGTAGAGCCTTAAATAACGGCCCAATAAGACCGGCTAAAAAGGCATTAGCCAATACTTTAGGGTCTGTTATACCGGATATGTAAAGAGCTGCAACGCTTGCTAGCGCAGCGCGCCCATAACTGTAGGCAGCTGCCTCTAGTTTTTTCTTGTCCATTTTTGCTCCTAAATGCCCCTTAGTTATTTTTGAGCTAGTACCCCTACGTTATGAGTACCACTACTAGCTATAGCATAAAGGGCTTCACGGTCGCCAATAATTAAACTTAATTTATCGCCGTTATCTAACTTGAAACCATTTTCTACCGTTACGTCTGCCCCGCCAATATAAATAGCACCTGCACCTAAATTATGTAAATAAATATTTTGGTAGGAATTGGCAGCCGGGGCAATAATTACGGCTGTAGTACCTACAGTAACTTGTGAACTAATCGGCATTTTCTTGTCCTAACTTTGCAATTAGTTTAGCGGCTTTTTTAGCATTTACACTAACCTCAAAGTGCATTTCATCTTTACGGTTACGGTAATCACCGCCCCACGTTAGGCCATACTTTTTAGCTAGCGCTCTAATCATAGGTACTTTATCAGCTGGGAAAGTGCCTACGGCTGCCAGCGGGTGTTTAGTGGCGTTTAGATCTATAGCTGTACCGCTGCTATGGCAGCTTAATTTATCTGTAGTACCGCGTACCATACGGAAAGCGTAGCCCCACTCATCTAAAGCGCCCTCATCTATTGGCTCTATTAGCGCGTGGAACTCAGCGGCAAAACCTACTAGCAAAGGTGCTACAGCCTTAGCGCATCTAAGTTTTCTATTAGTGCCGGGTACTGCATAACTGTTTATGCCAATTTCTGCCGGGTCTTTGCTGGCAGGCCAGCCGTTATAGCTTGTTAGCATATTCTTTATAAATTGTGCTACTTACCGAGCTTCAACCCATTAGGTATTGGCTGTTCATATTCCCATTTTTCAATATATGCGCCTTTGCCGTCTGCATCATCTCTAAGGCTAATAATGCCGCTTGCAGGGTCAAAGGCTGCTACATCTAATTCTGGATAAGCGTCTATAATTTCTTGATATAAACTCATTTATGCTCCTAAGTAAGTTGTCGCAAAAGTTGTTTCAGTTGACCCGCCGTTAACATCTAAGCTAACGCCTGAGTCTTGATAAACAGCAAATTCAAAATAATCGGTAGCAACTGCATCAACTATTATTGAAGTTGTAGCGCGGAAAGAAGCACCAGATAGGG